CGATCTTAGCCAGATCCCAGTCCTGTATCTCATTCATATCAAACAGGTTCTCTATACCATTGAACTTGTTTCGTGCCGTCATTGGGTCGGCTATGACCTGTTCCCTAGTCATGCCTGACTGCGCTTGGATAGCTCGTAGCATTGTACGACCAGTGTCTTCCTCATTACCGAGGTAGATAACCTTAGCCCCTTGCTCACAGAAACCACCCGGCCCAGTACAGATAGATACTAGGAACGCAGTCTTGCCTGTCTCGGGTAGTGCAAACACACAGCCAAACTCCCTAGCACCAATACCATACACATGACGGGATAGTGTAGAGATGTTGAACTCCCAGCGATTGTCATCAGTGACGCCAGCCAGTAGCTCTTCAATATCTTTAGTAGTCTTCTCCCCAAAGTCCGTAGGCAGGAAACCTTCGCGGCTCTGGTCGAGTAGGGTGTTAAGTCTATCCATAGCGGATGAGTTACCATCAGCTACCTCAATGCCCATATTGGCTATCTTGGTTCCAACCTGACGTTGCCATAGTCCATGCAGTACATCGGATACTACTGGGGGTGACAGGGGCGGTACATCAGCAACCTGTTCTATCAGGTCGGTAAATGCTTGCTCGTCTGCCCTAGTGGCTACAGGATTAAAGTTCTTCCAGAGTGCTTGAATGTCCGCAGGGATGAGGTCGTGCTGATACTTTTCGTGAGCCTGAACGATGATGTCGTAGGCTTCTTGTATCTCATCTTCGAATAAAGTTTTAGAAAGATTCGTTTTGTTTTCATTGTAAAATTCATATGACAATAGTGATTTAAGTAGTCTTATATCCATAGCTAATGCTTTAGTTAAGTTATAGTTGAACTATTACAGTAACACGAACTAAAGACAAAAAAAAGCCCCATCAAACGATGAGGCCCCAAATACTATTTATTAAATGTTAACTTGTGCGTAACTTCATCTTCTTGATGTCAGGCTTTCTGTCGCCTCTGCGCTCTTTAACATCAACTTCGGAGTGCACTACACGAGGATTACCCTTTACCAATTCACGTATAGCTTGTTCAAGTGCTTCTTGTTCAATTGCGGCTTGCTTAAATCCCTCTGGCAAATCGTAATCTATTACAACAATACCTCTACATTTCATCCTTCTACCACCTTAATAATTTCCTCTCTAGGACAATACTTCAGGTCTTTATTGATGAACTTAACAGTGCAGTTAACCAAACCTTGTAGTTGCCTTAGTAAAAGCATAGCCTTTTTTTTGGCGTCGTTGTCAAGACAAATAGTTAATCGCTTGTAATGTTTTAGGCTTTGTTTCTGTTTTGTACTCAAACTTGTGCCTAAAATAGCAATACCTGTATAGTTTTTAAGCACACCAACCGCACAGGCTGACGGCGCATCTTCTACGATCACACCGTGATCTGAGTCGCCTACGGTTAATATGTCCGTAGTATCTCCGTATGACATCCACTTGGGTGTAGCACCACTTAGTGATCTACCGACAGCACCTAGGCCATTGTTCATCATAAACAGACAGCGATTGTCTGCGGGTGCATAGGTTACTTTAACTAGGCCCCGGTTAAATGCATCGGTACATCCGTTCTCATCAAGATATTTCATGACAGATGGATGATGCTTAGGATGACTAACGATTGGAGGTATGTCTTTGGTCTTCTTACGATCTACACTAGTAGGATTGTTTGCCCTAGTACGGATAGCGTTAAGACTCATGCCCTTCTTATAAGCACCTTGTGCGTTACATGATGCTTTATAACAATTCCAGAGAACTGTTCCTTCCTTATTCGTGATACTAAACTTCTTCTTGCCGTAACAGAACGGACAGTCGATTGTTTTCGACTCACCTTCCGATACTTTAATCGATTGAATAGTTTCTATTTGCTCTAACCGATTGTACATAAAACCCCCTTAATACGGTTATATGGGTAAGCTCGGCCCCCAGCGGCCTCGCTAAATTATCATGTAACTAAGCACCTGTCAACAGCTTAATTGTTACATTAGTAAATACATTAGTCCACAGATTGCCTATGTAACCCATTGATTTATATAGGAATCGTCATAACCTGAAGGTCGTAGGTTCAAATCCTACTCCCGCAACCAACAACCAGCCAAGCGTTTGATTATAAACGATTAAATATAAAATTTATTACACTAATTCTGTGGTGTGCTCGGGCTGTGGTTATTTTTGTATACGCCATTAACCACTACACTATCTGTTACATTAGTTAATTCCTTGCCACAACAGGTACATTTAACTGATTCTTTGTCGTGGTCGTAGATGATTCCGCGCGTAAATTTACCACAAAAGTCACACTCTATATGCTTTGGGTAATGGTATTTGTTACTCATAGACGTAGTCTCTAAAAGTTTAGTACTGTGAATTTAACACCGTTGAGTCTCTCCTTTCTCAAATATGTAAGATAGGAATCATCAGCGGTCTCATCTGTTTCAAACTCAATGTCGAGTAGCCTTGATCGTTCTCTACGGATACTCACATCGATGCATTCAAGTTCTGCCTTAACGACAGGGTTAGCTTCTAACATAGCCATTACGCGAACCTCTTGTTAACTGCTGAGGTAGCCAGTCTAGTTGTTGGTCTAACATAGGTAGCCAGTATCTCTCTGGACTGGTGACCAGTGACTGCTCTTAGCTCGTCTTCAGTACAACCACTCTCTGCCATCTCTGTGGCTCCAGTACGGCGTAGGTCTCTAAGCTGTAGCTCTTTAGGTAGACCTGACCTCAGTCGTATCCTTGCAAAGTATTTGACCAGTAGGTCTTTGCTGTAGGGGTTGGCTGTAGTTTCACAGATAGCAATCTCATCTTGGCGATTGGTGATAGACTCTAGCCTCTCAATCAATCGAGGTGATGCGGGTACTTCCATATCAGTACCAGTCTTCTCTTGCGTATACTTGAACAGACCACCCTTGTAGTTATCCCAGCGCAGTTGTCTCATGTCTCCGGGTCTTGAACATAGGTCATAGCAAAGCAGGGTGAGAGTACCTATTGATCGGTAGCCCATATCATCTGCTGTCTGTATCATATGAAACACTTGTTCAGGCTCCCACAGTACTTTGCGTGATGGTAATCCCGGTATTTGCATATTGGAGAATGGGTTAGCTATGACTCTGTCATGCCTAAAGCCTACATTATATACCTTGCGTAGTACTTTGATGCACTGGTTAGCCCTATGAGAGCTAAAATCCTTAACAATCTGGGCATATAGTCGGTCAGCTTGCGTTGCAGTGACGTTCCTAGCCTTAGTTTCACCAAAAGACACGTTAGACTGACCAAAAACAGTCTCAGTTGCCGATTTAAAGCATAAATCATAGCAAATCTGACTATTTTCCTTCAGTTTTTCCCATTCTTGTGTGGTTTTATAGAAATTTATGAGTGCTTGAACACTTTCATCATGTATGGCCACCCTGCCTTCGTTCTTACGGCGGTGTAGGTTGAACTCTAATGCAACCTGACGGCAATACTTCTCCGCTTCCCGCTTATCTGTGAACTTCCTGTACTTTAAACCGAGAGCATCCTTTACTCCCTTAGATGGATTGAAGGCATAATACTTCCTGCCGTCCGCTTTCTTCCTCGTCTCTAAATACTTAGTCATCCTAATACCCTTATCAGTTATGAGTTCAGCAACTACATTAACTAAAAACTTCCTGCGCGTCAAATCATGGTATTAATGTTGACTTAACTATTACATTAGTAGTATTATTAGAACTGTTAGGAGTACTCCTCCCGCTCTTAGCATCTGTGGGTGTCAGTTCCCCCTTAGATTGACACCACTCAAGGCCTCGAAACATCTATGACGGACGTTTCGGGGCCTTTTTTTATTGATTTTGGGTGGTTTTGGTTACTCTTCGACCAATTTAAGGTCTGGTTTAACCCTTTCAGGCATGACAGTCATGTAGACATCGTCATTATCGCCCGCACAACACCCCTCTAATGCCGCTAGGGTGCAGTTAACTGACAAGATATCTCCTCGCCCACCTTTCTCTGCAATATCAATAGCATCATACAGATTCATTATTAATGAGTAGGCCTCGTCTATGGCCAGCTCGAACTCCACAGGTGCTTGCCCCAGTAAGTTTTTTCTTATTCTATTTGGCAATGCAACCTCCCAATGTTACCGCTAACAGTTTGTCTCAGGGTGAAACTGATCGGTCAAGAAAAATTAGCAAAAATTCCTGCGCGTCAAAATACAAATAACGATCTGCACAAATAATAAACACTACTGTCTATATATTAAGCAGGGCATGGGTGGGGGGCGCAAAAAAAAAATAAAAAAATAAAAAAATATTTTGTTTGGTGGGTTGTTAACTAATGTAATTGTGTTACCTTAATAAGGCGGCGGCCGTGGTGGTTGTCGCTACACTAACTAAAGGAAATTAATAAAATGAATTTACATTTAAATTTGATGGATACCGGGAGCGGTAATACTAAGATTAAAAAAACCAATAAAGCCGGAGTATACCGGGTAGCTGGTTTGTCGCTAATGCCCGATCACAAATTGTGCCCGGGAGCTAAGGCCGCCGGGTGCTTTGATGCTTGCCTAAAATCTGCCGGCCGTGGCCGCTTTGATAATGTAGCCGCTGGCCGTCAATGGCGGGCCGATCTATGGCACCAAGACCGGGAGCAATTTTTGTCCCGACTCACTA